CTGCACTTGATAAGCGTGCCAATTACAGAACGGATGCACGATGCCATACTGACATTGTTGCAGCTTCGCACGTTTTGTTGAACCGGTTAGTCCCCACGCCGTTGACTGGACTTGATGACTATTCTTCACTTTTCCGTGAATGGGTCACCCAATTCCCACCTGCTAAGCAGGCCAAGCTTTGGAAAGCGTATGGTTCCATAAACGAAATTACTGACAAACAGTTTAGTGACAAAGAAATTTTCGTTAAGATGGAAGCGCTTCTCAAAAGACATGACAAGAATTGGGCCCCACGTATCATCAACCAGTCGACCGACATCCATAACGCACTACTAGGGCCGTATATGCAGAAATGTACTCAACGCATGTTTCATGCCATGGGCCAGTACACTCACAGAGAACACGTCAATTTTATTGGCGCTTATAAAAAAACTAGTGAACAAATAGTCGACCACATGCAAGGTGGTGACAAAGATAGTCTTTATTTAAGTGCTGATTTCACAGCCAATGACAGTTCTCAAGTGAAGGATGTACATATGCTCGAGGTTATGTGGTTGAGACGTTTGGGTGCCCCTGTTTGGGTCACCAGTTTAATGTTGGTTGCCAATGCGTACACGATACGTTCAAGGAACTATCGCATACGCATGAAAATACACAACCAACTGCCAACTGGTGCCCAGTCCACTACGTTCCGCAATTCTATGTGGAATGCGACAATTGCAGAGGCATTCAGCATACACATCAACAGGGTGGGAGTCTCTTGTATCCTTGGTGACGATAACGTCATGCGCATTGATAAAGCTAGAGGGAAGCCCAAGTTCTACCGCCGTTCCTACGATCATGTGTGCAAAATGGCACGCATGGTAGTCAAGGTAACAACGAGTAGGTTACTTGAGGGAAATAATTTCCTGTCCCGTTTCTTTATTGATGTGCATGGTGGCACCATAATGATCCCAAATCCTGGCAAAGCGCTTTTGCGCTTCAACATTTGCCCCAACCCTGTTCCAGATCCGCACATGTATATGGCTGGCAAGGCGTTATCCTATGCTTACGAGTTTAGGAATTTTAAAGCGCTGAGCAAGCTGTATATGGCTAGATGCGTGAAGGAACTTGGGGAAAAGGATTTGGAGGACATCGATGTCAGTGGTGTTTCGTGGAATGTGAAGGGCCTGTTCTTACGACTGGGTCTTGGTGGCGTTTTGGATGCTATAGGTTCGCCTATAGTCATGGCTAGCGCTATCGATTTTACTTCATTCTTCCACAGAACATTTGGACTGACAGCTGTTGATTATTATGATGTCGCTGTTCGCGTCATCATGGGTATTGACAATCTTGATGAGTCTTGCCTTCGCTTTCTAAGTTTAGAATGGATGTAGATTACTTATCTGCCCGGGCATCGCCTGGATGATCGGTCAGAGATATAACT